ACTCGATCACCCGCGTGATCATCGACGTAGACCCGCGCGACGCGGTCAAGGTGTACGTGCAGCGGATCGCCGGGAAGCAGGTCAACGAGGTCGCCGGGCTACTCGGCGAGATGATGCGCGACGGCCGCGCCAAGGTGGACGACGGCGAGCGCCCCGTCTGCTACTGGGTGGCGATGGCTGCGGAACTGCTCAACGTCGACACGTTCGACACGCTGGCGGCCATCGGGCTGCGGGTTGTCGAGCAAGGGCCGTGGCGCGACTCCCAGTTCCGCATGGTCCGCATCGAGGACGCCGGCGCAGGCCCGGAGCTTGAGGGCCGGGAAGTAGAGCTTGTCATCGTCCGCCATGCTGACGGGTCCGCGCATGTCGCGGAACGGCGCGCGCAGCCGTCCCGGCACGCGCCGGCCGGCAGCGCCGGCATCGCGGGGCTGGTGACCTGATGGGCGGCGTCCTGAAGATCCAGGCCCGCGCCGTCATCACCGGCCCCATCGCCGACGGCTCGGCCATCAAGGCCTGCAGCGAATGGGCTGAGCGCACCAGCGGCGCACTTGGCGACGCGGCCGTGGACATGCTCCGCGCCTTCCCCATGAACAAGACCGGCCGCGCACGCGGCGGATTCCAGGAAGCCCTCCACCCGGCCCGCAAAAGCCCCACGCAGGTCAACGTCGCCGGGCCGCAGGTCAAGGGCGTCGCCTGGGCGCCGTGGCTCGAGGGCACCAGCAAGCGCAACGAGTCCACCGAGTTCGGCGGCTACCACCTGTTCCGCAAGACCCGCGCCGAGCTGGACAAGCGCGCACCCGAGATCGGCCAGAAGATCCTCGGTGAGCTCATGCCCGACCTGGGCGGCGACTGATGGGGAACTTCGACGGCGCAGCGGTCAAGGCGCTCATGGCCGCGGTGAAGACGATCCCCGAGAAGACGGGAGTCTTCCGCTCGTCGGTCGTCTTCCACGAGCCCGTCACCGCCCCGGCCGCCGTGCCGTCACTTGCGCTATGGCTCGGCCCGCTGGAGTCCGTCCCCCAAGTCTCCGGCCTGGCCGAGGTATCCGGCCGGGTCATCGTGCAAGGCCGCATCTACGCCACGCCCGCCGCCAAGGTCAGCGACAAGACCGAGGAACAGCTGATGACCTGGCAGAGCACGCTGCTCGGCGCGTTCGCGGGGGCGTTCACGCTCGGCGGCGAGGCGATGGCCATTGACCTGCTCGGCCTGTCCGGCAGCAAGATCTCCGCCGTGCCCGGCTACGTCACGTACGACGGGGCGGTCTATCGCGTCAGCGAGGTCAGCGTGCCCATCATCCTGGATTCCTTGTGGGCGGAGGTCCCGTAGTGGCGAAAAGTAACGGCCTAGGCGCCCGGCTCCTGGTCGGCGGCTACGACCTTTCCGGCGACATACAGGCCATCGACAGCATCAACGGCGGTGTCGCCCTGCTCAACGTCACCGACATCACCCAGTCCGCCATGAGCCGCATCACCGGCCAGCGCGACGGCTCCATGGGCTTCGCCAGCTACATGGACCCCGCGAACGCCCACCCCGTCCTGTCCGCGCTCCCGACTGCCGACGAGCTGATGATGACGCTGCTGCCGCCGCTGGCCATCTCCAGCCAGAACATGGTCGCGGCGCTGAACGCCAAGCAGGTCAACTACGACCCGGCCCGCGGCAACGACGGCGCCCTGACCCAGAAAACGGAGGGCCAGGGCAACGGCTACGGCCTGGAATGGTGCATGCCGCTCACCGCCGGGCTGCGCTCCGACACCGCCGCCACCAACGGCGCGACGCTGGACTGCGGAAACAGCTTCACCACGCCGTCAGTCCCGGCCACCACGGTGCCCGTCACGAACACCAGCCCGCTGCCCGCCACGGTGGTCATCTCCGGCGGCACGGTCAGCAACGTCACCGTCAACGGGGTCACCGTGGGCACCGGCGACGGAACCTACACGGTGCCGTCCGGCCAGGCCATCACCCTCACCTACTCCGCCGCGCCGACGTGGACATGGACGCTGCAGACCGCCTGGGGCGCGCAGGCGTACCTGCAGCTGACCGCGTTCACCGGCACGTCAGTGACGGTGACGGTCCAGCACGCGCCCGACGGGTCGACGTGGACGTCGCTGATGTCGTTCACCGCGCAGACGGCCGCGCCCGCCACGCAGCGGGTGACCGTGTCCAACACGACCACCGTGGCCCGCTACCTGCGGGTGATCACCACCGGGACCTTCACCGCGGCGACGTTCGCCGTGGCCGTGAACCGCAACCTCGCGAGCGGAGTCTCCTTCTGATGAGCATCATCCGCGCCACGGCGCCCCCCGCATGGCTGGACCGCCAGTCCCGCGCCTACCACGTCCGCATGCCCCCCGACATCACCATCGTGGCCGCGTGCGAGGACGTCGGCTGCGACCAGTGGCGCAACGGCTGGGAGACCGTGTGCGATGAGCTCGGCGACCCGATGGCCGTGAAGGTCGCGATGCTGATCCGCTCCGGCGCGACCGGCCGCACGTTCACTGAGACGCGCGGGACCCTCGACGACGGCCGGGTCGTCACCGTGTTCCGCTTCCCGGCCGGCCAGCGGTGCTTCCAGGAGCACAAGACGCGGCCCGGGCGGCTGCTGGTGCACCAGCGCGGGCGCCTGGTCCGCGAGCACGTCCGCCTCGCCGACCTGGCGGAGGACTACAGCGAGCACGCCGGCCGGCTGGCCGAGCAGCGCCAGCGCGGATGACCACGTAAAGCAAGGAGGAGATTACGTTGAGTAAGACTAACGGCCTAGGGGCCACAATCGACGTGGCCGATAGCGGCGGAACTTCGCGCACCATTTCGAACGACATCACCGACTTCACCCTCAGCACGCCCGTCGCGCTGCAGAACGTGACCGGCGTCGACAAGTCCGCGAAGGAAGAGCTGGCGCTGCTCCGCGACCTGACGGTGCAGTTCAAGGGCGTGTTCAACGCGGCGGCGAACATGAGCCACGCCGTGTTCTCCACGATCACGACGAACCCGACGAACCGGGCCACGTCCGTCTACCCGACGTCGTCGGGGTCGAGCCCCGTGATGACGGCCAACGTCCTGTACTCGACGTATGACGTGGCCCGCGGCAACGACGGGGCGCTCACCACGTCGGCGAACGGCTCGCTTGCTGACGGCGCGATTCCGACGTGGGCATGATGGACGGCTTCGAGCTCTCCACCACCGGACTGAAACTAAGTTTCAGCGGTGCCCTGGAAGGACTGGAGGTCACGGTCGACGAGCCGCCGCTCGGGCTGCTCATGGACATCATGGAGCGCTACGAGAAGCTCGCCGGCACGGACCTCGACGTAAAGTCGGCCGCCCCGGTCCTCCGGGAGATGCTGGCGGCATTCGCCGGCGTCCTGGAGGACTGGAACATCAAGCGCAAGGGCGTCCCGGTCCCGGCGACGCTGGAAGGGCTGCGCACCCTCGGGCCGAAGCTCGTCATGGAGATCATCGGCAAGTGGCTTGAGCAGGCCACGCAGGCGCCGCCGGAGCTGGGAAAAGACTCGCCCTCTGGCGGGACCTCGCCGGAGGAACTCGCAGCGATGGCAGCCCTGTCGTCAAGCCTGCCGAGCTGACCACTGCCGAGGTGGTGATCGGGCTGTGCGACCGGTGGCACTGCCTGCCGTACCCGGGCAGCCTGATGGACCAGCCCGCGTCGGTGCTGCGGATGCTCGACGTCTACAAGCTCGGCCACCGCGAAGAAGACCCGGAGGGAGGCGAGGACGCTGGCTGACAATTACGTCGCCATAAAGCTCACGGCCGACGACAAGGCCAAGCCTGACCTCACCGACCTGAAGGCGCGCCTGGCCGAGCTGTCCGGGAAGGTCGCCGAAGCGCGGGCCGAGGTCAATGACGCCCAGGCCGACGCCGTCCTCAGCTCCCTCGAGGCAAAGCTGGCCGGGATCGGGAAGGCCGTCGAGCGGCCGAAGATCGACATGGCGAGCGCGGAGCGTGCCCTCGCGCAGGTCGTGGCGGTCGACGCGGCGCTGCAGAAGATGGACGACGACGCCGCCCGGGCGGCCGAGGAAGCCGCGGCGCGTGAGACGGCCGCGGCGGACAAGGCCGCGGCTGACGAGATCGCGGCTGCGCAGGCAGCCGCGGACGCGCGGGCAGCAGCCGCGGCGGAGGCCGCGACTGCGGAAGAGCAGGCCAGCAAGCGCGCGGCGCTCGGCGTGGACGCCCTGCAGGCGAAGCTGGGCGCGCTGTCGGAGGACGTGGCGACGGCGCGGGTCGAGGTCGGGATGGCTGACGCGCAGCCGGAGCTCATCGCCCTGCAGGAGAAGCTCGACGCCCTGAACGCCATGGTGGCCCGCCCGGACATCGACGCGGCCTCGTTCATCAAGGCGCGCACTGAACTGGAGGCCGTCGGCAAGGAACTCGACGACATCAAGAACCGCGGGGCGGCCGACGGCGACGCCGCCGGCGAGGGATTCAGTCGCGGGTTCATCGCCCGCATGTCCGGCATGTCGTCGAAGCTCGGCGGGTCGGGGATCATGGGCGAGGCCGACGCGGCGAAGGCAGGCGAGGCCGACGGCGGCTTCTTCAGCAACAGCTTCGTCGGCACGTTCCTGGGCGGGAAGAAGTCCACCATTGTCGCGGGAATCGGGTCGGCGCTGGCCGCGCTCCCGGCGCTCGGGGCGGTCGCCGGGGTGGGCCTGGTCGCGGGGCTGGGCGCGATGGTGGCGGACAAGATCCCCGCAGTCGCCAAGCAGTTCAGCGCGTTCGGCACGCAGGTCATGGGGACGATGGAGTCGGCGGTTAAGCCGATGGTGCCGTTCCTTGAGTCGACGATGAAGCAGGCGTCGGGGTTCCTGAAGCTGATCGAGCCGCAGCTCAAGGGCCTGTTCGCGGCGGTCGGGCCGATGATGGCGCCGCTGGAGCAGGGGCTGCAGGCGATCGTGGCGGGGCTGCTGCCGGGGCTGACGAGCATCCTGAAGGCGGCGGCGCCGGCGGTGAGCGCGTTCGCGCAGGGCATCGGGGACGTGGCGGGGGACCTGGGGCAGATGTTCTCCGCGTTCGCGCCGGCGGTCAAGGCGAGCTCGGGGGTGATGAAGGCGCTGATGGACGCGGTCGGCGGCCTGCTGCCGGTGATCGGGAAGCTGGCGTCGATGATGGCGGGGGCGCTGGCGCCGGTGCTGTCGTCGGTGATGGGCGCGATCGCGGCGCTGTCGCCGGCGTTCACGGCGATCGGCCGCGTCGTGGTGGCGTTCGCGCAGGCGTTCCTGGTGAACCTGTCCGGCGGCCTGTCCGCGGTCGTCGGCCTCATCGGGCGGCTGTCCCCGGTGATCAGCTCCCTGGCCGGGGTGTTCCTCAACGTGTTCAACCTGATGAATAATCGCGGGCTGTTCAACGATATCGAAGATGCTCTCGAAGGCCTGGTTGGCCCGATCGCGACGCTGGTCGCGGCGCTGGTGTCGGGGCTGGAGCCGATCATCCCGCCCATCGTGGCGCTGCTGTCGCAGGTCGCCGGGGTGCTGCAGGGGGTGCTGATCTCCGCGGTGCAGGCGCTGGTGCCCGCGCTGCTGCCGCTGGTCGCAGTCCTCAGCCAGATCCTGAAGGCCGTGATAGGGCCCCTGCTGCCGGTCATCGGCCAGCTGGCGGGAATGCTCGGCAGCACGCTGGGATCGGTGCTGGCGGCGCTGATCCCGCCGCTCGGGCAGCTGGTGCTCGCGCTGCTGAAGATCATCCTGGCGATCACGCCGATCCTGCCGCCGCTGCTGCAGCTGGTCATGCTGCTGGTGGAACTGAGCCTGAAGCCGCTGCCGCTGCTGGTGGGGCTGATCACCATCGTGGCGAAGCTCCTGACGGTCCTGGCGGACGTGATCGCGGTGGCGGTCGGATGGGTCGCGAAGATCATCGCGGCCGGGCTCAGCTGGATCGAGAACTTCGGCAAGGTCGGGGCGGCGGTCGCCGCGGTGGTCGACTGGATCCGGTCGCACTGGCCGCTGCTGCT